CAGGGAATAGATGCTGCCCGTAAAAAGATCCATCTGTGTCTCCTTCGTACCAGAACTGTTTATCTTTGGTCTTGACCTTGCAGCCAAGTAGCGCACCAGTCGCGCTGTAATAATAGTGTCGTAGATAATCTCCGTCCCTATAAATTCTATACTTCTGACATGTCTTCTGTGATAGACCACGAGTCTTCAAAGCTCGGGCTTCCCCTTGGAGGGTGACCTTCCCCTTCTTAGGGGGGAAGTCACACTCATCATTTGAGGGGGTATACAACTCACATGCGAAACAGTACGTATGTCCATCATCATAGACGGACTTAGCATCACTACTTCCACATGCTTCACAGGCTTCATGTCTTACGAATTCAGAGCCTTCCACATTTCCTCCGCAACAGCTTTGATAACAGGTACAGAGACAGAGTTACCTGCCTGCTTGTACAACTTATTGTCTCCAATGTCAGGTAATTTCAAGTCTTTGAAACCTTGTACCCTGAAACATTCAGCAGGAGTGAGACGCCGAACAACATCTGTATGTGGATCACGGATGAATGTGGGTGTCATTCCTGTGACAAGAGTAGGGGAACGCATAGGGTTACTATGCTTCCTTACATAATTAAATCGTTTCTGATAAACGTGTTTCGGTTTGATAACACATTCCTCTTCTGATAGGTACTCATTGAATGGTCCTACCATCTCATACTTAGGATCTACTTCTTCATCCAAAACCTCCCAAATGTTACCACTGTGGTCTTGTTTGGTGGGGTACTGGAAGTTGTTCTCTTCAGAGAACCCGACGATGAAGATTCTTTCACGGTTTTGTGGTACACCATAATCCCAGGAGTTGAGTACTTTAGGTTCGGGTACATAGTACCCTAGATCCTCACGTAAGGTACGTAGGATCGTCTCTAAGGTCCGTCCACCATCGTGTCCGACCAATCCCTTCACATTCTCAAACATGAAGGCTCTAGGTCGCCGTACGTGGAGTATGTCAGCGAGATTAAAGAACAGTGTGCCTCGTGTCTCGTTGAAACCTAGACGTTTCCCTGCGACACTAAATGCCTGACAAGGAAATCCCCCGACCAATACATCATGGTCAGGGTAATCATCAGGTGTTATCTGTGAGATGTCACCTAAGCGCATCTCTTGATCATAGTTCAGATCAAATGTTTCTTTACATGCCTTATCAAAGTCAACGGATTGAACAACGTCAAACCCAGCTTGGGTGAAACCTTGTTTAATACCTCCGACTCCGCAGAACAGGTCAAGTACTTTCATGTTAGCCAGTCAATTGGGATGGAATGAAACTCACACCATGGTATGTCATGTTTGTCACACCATTGAGCGTAAGTAGTTTTAGATTTTTTACTGATTTTATTGTATGGAGTTTGGAAGACCATACGTATATCTAACTCAGGGTTACACTTCTTTACCGCAAGCATCTTCCTCCTATCTGCTGGGTCCCAGTATCCCTTGGCTTCTAAGATACGACCACAAGGTAGTATGAAGTCAGGGGAATACTTGAACTCAATAGTGTAAGGAACCTGCTTAGTCTCATACTCAAATGAAACTCCAAGCTCTTTGAAGAGATCAGCAATCTTTTCCTCCAGCTTGGAGCGGTACTTCATTAGAAGTCGTCGTCCTCCACGCTAGATGGTGATGCTGGTGTCACGTTAGGGTCAGCAGTCTTGAATCCTTGGGTAGTACCAAAGAGTTCAGCGACATCAGCGACACTAAGGTCACCTGTATCCACACCAGCTTCGCTGTTGAGAGACACAAGTTGTACACCTAGTAGTTTAAGACTGGTACCATAGGTTACCCCATCCTTGAGAATGTAGGGTTTCTGGTAGAAGGCAAGCTTAACAGTAGACCCAGAGTAGATAGGTGTGTTCTCATCAGTGATGTGAGTACCTTCAGTGTCTACAACAGGTGGTTTAACCTCCTCATTCCAGGAGAACTTAACCTTAAACTTACCTTCTGCTACCTCTTCCCAAGGTTCAGGTTTAAGTACTGAACGTTTGGGGTTCTTCAACTTAGACTCTGCCCACTTGAGTGAGTCTGTTCGGTCAGCTTCTAATTTCTCAACAAGACCACTATCTACAATAGCAGACAGTGAGTAGCCATACTTAGAAGGTTTCAGTACTGCTTGGTACCCCTCAAGGGTGACGGGACCATCAGTTTTCAGGATGTTTCGTGCCATTAACAAAAGAAATAAGTGGATTCAATCACTGACTCTGGTTCAAGAGTGTCAATGATCGGTGGTTCAGTGGTTGCACCAACTTGTTTGGCCCAATCACGTAGGTAATCATGCTCAGCAAACATGTACATATAGGTCTCACGAATGAGATAGCTGAGACAACCCATGTCAGATGCACGACACAAGACAGAATCATGTATCAATGCGATGGGTGCATCGAACTTTAGTGTAGCAAGATGTAACAAAGAAGCATCTAGACTGTGAATTAGGTTAGGTGATGTGGTGTTCTTGTGTTTTTGTAGGTTCACCTCATCGGTATCACCTGTTGCGACACTAAATCTAGACACACGACCTAACAATTGTAGGTCTAACTTCTCTACCTCCTTCTTATTGAGTTTCTGATAGACCACAAACCCTGATGGTGTTACCCATTCAAGGTGATCAGCACCACCTTTGATGATGATACCAACCTCTCGTTCTATCCACTCCATTACATCCATTACACCAGGTAACACCTCACGCATCGCGCCCCTAACCGCGCTAACGACCTTCGTCAGCTCCTCCTTTGTGACAGGGTCACACTCATCCTTTTCATCATAAGCTTCTCTTATGTACTTACGATTGGAGTGAGGCTTGGAGTTATAGGGTAAGGTCATGACCGTACGCTTAGTCACCTTCCTATCCGTGTAGGGTTTTAACCTTTCAGGGATGTTGGGTAACGCAACCTCCGCAACCTCTCGGTAAGCGTCTTGAGGTTTATCCCCAGGTAATACATTGACGAGCCTAGCCGCAGAGGCATCTCTTGCCAAGCCTGCCAGTATCTGTACACCACTGCAGGTTGCATCCACAGCGATAGGTAGACGGGTGAAAGACCTGCTACAATCAATGCAGGTATAATAATACTCTTCACAAGCTGCAAGAAATAACCAAGGTTCTTCTGTTCCTTCCCAATCTCCAATGTTCCCAATGGGATCAGTAACGACTCGTGTGATTAGACTAGTGTTGTTATCAACCCAATCTAATCTCTCACCTATTGGTGCTTTATCAAGACCAAAGGTGGTAGCCACTTGGAACTTTAACCACTCAACGCAATCATTAGTAATGAATGCAGCATCAGCAAACTGAAGCAACGACTTACCAAAGTCTGTGTCTTGTGGTGTAAGAAATGCGGGGATAGGGTAAGCACGACCACGATAATCAAACGACCAAGGTAAGTAGAATCGTTCCCGATCCTTGTACTTATCAACAGCATCCATTGTCATACGAGTACGACATGACTTCTTAAATGCTTGCGCATTCTTATCCATCACATGAGCTGCATCACGTTTGTATCCTTGTCTCGCCTCCTTATTGTCAGCGATGTCAACTGGTTTGGGTGGTAGTGGTACTTCTACAATAGGGATGAACTTGCCTACCTTGTACCCCCGCTTAAACAGGACTTCAGCCACCTCAACAATGAATGGGTTGAGACGGTACGCAACACCTTGAATCTTGTTAAGGAATTCAATCGGTGTTTCTCCCTGTATACGGTCAGGATCTCCCCTGCGTACCATGTCATGACCAAGCATAACCTCATTAAGATAATACCCACCTGCCTTCTCATTACTCCAGTCTCTAGGTGGTACTAGCATTGGCCATGCAAGTGGAGCAAACAACTCAGCATTAGCCATGATCTCATCCTTTGCATCCATGAATGCAGCAGACGGTACTAATAACTTCTTAGTCTTGCGTCCCTCTCTTGTGTGTAGGATCTCAAACCAACCTGATACATTACATACACAGTCGAGTAACCATACACCTAATTGGACACGTACATCACGTGGCCACTTAGACCAGATAATCCCTTGCCTATTCATCATCAGTCTAATGACTGAGAACTTCTGAGCTGTACCCTTTGACTCATGCCAGTACTGTTGTTTAAGTACATGCAAAAGACCAGGCACTTCCCTCTCATACCAACGCATCTGACACTCTTGCTCTACTGCTGTACCTACTGCATCAGCAACATTCACATCCATGTTGGCATCATCTTTAAGACTAAATACCTTATCAAAGATAACCTTCAATGTGATAGCAGCACAAGCCATAGCCTCGATGTCAGCTAGGTACTGTGCAATCTCTTTATATGCAACACCATTCTTACCACGTTTAACACGGTACTCAACAGTACGTTCTATCTCTGCTATCACACGTGGCATGATAGTATCAATAGACGCAATACCATAGATACTAGCACTAGCATAGTCTTGTGCTTCTAACTTGGCAGTCTGTTGATGTAAGCGAGAGAGTCCTTGTGCCTTAGCATGCCTCTCCCATTCCAACTGTTCCTCTATCTGAGCCTCAGTTGGTTGCATCAATCACCTCATCATAGGCTAAGTACCATGCATACTGTTCTGCATCCATGGTGTCCATTAGTTTGATCTGTTCCTGCATCCAAGCAGAGATCAAACGGTCTTCCAGTTGGTTAATCAAGTTCATTCGATTGGCTCACAAGTAATAAGGTGGATCTCTTCAGCATCAGCAATTGTAATCTCATGGTCAGGGTTCTCCATAAGTTTCTCAATACGTTTGCCTGCTGCTCTCATGTTTTGGTAGACATACTCTTCTACCTTGTGTGTCTCCCTGTGTTTACACCTGATAATACATTGTACATTCTCAGGTAACTCCCATTGACATAACCTCCAGTCATGGAACTCTTCCCAACTGATCTCTTGAAACATCTCAGGTGGTGCCTTGGCATACTTAGCCCAGTTGTTTGGGAAGTAAGGCTTCTTACTAGTCATTTAGTTTCATTCAAAGGACATACATCAATGAGGATATCATCCTTAGCAAGCTCTAGTGCCTGCCATGCTGCATCCTCTACATCATCAGCTAACACATGCACAAGTCCGCGCTTGTGTAGCTTAACCTCATACATACTACGCATAAGTGTTAAACTCCTTTTGATGGCACATGTCCCAGGTCAGTTTACCTAGTGCAAACACAATAGCAGCTGGTGGAAATAGACACAGCAATGCTGTACCTGTGTCCACTGCTACTACTCTCTTGTGTCCATACTTCTTGACTCTCTTGCCATTACCTATGGCGGATTGGCGGGCATAGTATTGCCTACCATTCATGTTTGGGATACGTTTACTCATAGCTGAACTGGTTTGGTGAACTGGTTTGGGGTGACGGAGTCACACTCATTACACATCTGTACTAGTGACAGTGGTACGTGTGTCCATGTCCTTATAGTAACGTGATGTTACACGTGTACTACGTTGATACACAAGGGCAGATGTAAACAACCCAAGCATACCAATGATGGAAAGGATGATGTTAGTTTCAGACCAGATCATGAGTTAGTAGGAAAGTGTTTACAGACGGCATCACATAGGATGTGAACTAGATCATCACGCTCTTCGGGATATTGTCCCTCGTAAGTATCATTAAAGAACCCTTCAATGATTGAATCAATGTCTTCCATTAGTTGTTCACGTTGTTTGAGGATCATTCGTAATCATCTCCAATAAGTTCAAGTAATTCGTAATAGTCTTGTTGCCAAATCCATGTGTTGATGGCATTAGTAAGGTACAAATCCTCGTGGAAAGGAATACTAATTGGAACCTTTGTGTTGTTGTACATCATTAGATAACCTCCATTGAATTGTAAGACATGAAGCAATCATCTTCGATGTCATAGGGTTTGCTATACCCTGGACTTGTGTTGATGTCACCATACTCACATACTGTCCAACCTAGATAGTCTTCAGCATATGCATAGTGACCTGACTCCTTGTGCATTGAATAGCACACATCAATGGCATGTTCTTGTGATGAACACACCTCCCGCTCATCAGTAGCAGGACATGCAACTAGATAGTTCATGTGTTCGATAGTAAGTGGACATTGTGTAGTGATGAACACTACAGGAAAGCAACACGTTAGTGATGCCTACTTGTAATGATCAAGGATCAGAACTCGATGCCTTCCTCATTGAGGATGTCGAATGCCTTGAGTTCAACATAAGCCCACACCATGTAGTTCTTGAGTTGATCAATTGAACACACATTGTGTTGCTTAGCAATGGTGGCGATGTAGTTATCATCACCCATATTGTCATGATACCAATCGCTCAGGTATTCCTCAATGGTGTCCTCGTTCTCATTGAACCATTGGACACAGTCCCTGGTATATGTGAACATTGGTACACCAGCAGACATACCATGATTGACGATGTCCTTGAGCTCATCAATCTCAAACGCAGCATCACGCTGTGTTGGATCTTGTGATTCAAAGATGGTGTAGAATGGTTGCACAGTTGTAGTCATTGAATAATAAACAGGTTGAATAGTGTAGCTAGTA